CTAAACTTTGCAAACGCTGTGGCTGCAACATTAAAATCCAATCCCATTTCTTGCGAAGTTTTACGCAAGTAATTAAAATCTCTTGCCCCTTGTTCGGCTGAACCACTCGCAAAGTTTAATTGATTTTGCAACCCTTCCATTGCGGCTGTGGTGCTTATAATCTCTTTGATACCAAGTCCAACGCCAATAGCAGCAAGTGCTGTTTTTAGCCCGCTTGCCGACTTTTGAGCCATGCCCATAGTACTGTTTAACTTTTCAGTATTAGTAGTTGCCGACTTAATACCACTACTAACCTTATCTTTTAAACTTAATATGTATTCAACTGAATTGTTGCTCATTTCTTTTCTTGAATTGTACCATTAAACTTTAATACAAAAATAATTTCCTCAAAGCGCATTGCCCATTCATCATCCGTTAACGTGTCGGGGTCGACTTTCAAATAAAAACGGATGAGTGCATTTTGACGCGCAAACTCATCCGTTTCCAATAACTTTTTTGCGGTGTCTAATTTTTTTTTAATTCACCTGCTTCCGATGTCAACATGGGTAAGATAGTCATTGCTGCGCTGCGTAATGCTTTAAAGTCATTGATGATAGCGTTAACATCGCCCTCAACGCAAAGTGTGCGTAAAAACGACTCCACACCCATCAATTCATCCTTTGCAATTAACCCGCTTACGGTTTTGTATGCAATTCTGTCCATTTCACGTAAATAAACCGTGATGGGTTGCCCTTGCCTGTTGTTTACGGTTAAGGTGTAGATTTCAACACCTGGATACTTTGATTTTAATTCTTCAATGTTAGTCATTTGTTTATTGATTTGGTTTGCGCAAATTTACTAAACAAATTCGATATGTGAAACAATTAAATCTAATTCCATTGGTATTGAAGTGTCACCTGTTGCCGAAGCAATCATGTTTTTCATAAATCTGCAATTGCGGATTTTATGAACCACTGGCAACAAGTTAACATCCGTAAAGGTTACAATGATGTCAAATTCGGGAATGTCTTGTATTCGGCCATTTGGTGCCGCTGATACAATGTTCATTACCTCGTTCATCAATATCGTAATCTTTGCGCTCGGTGTAATTTGACCGTAACCACGCGATACAGGATAACGCCCTGTTGCATAGATATTCTCGGTAGCATCTTCTTCACCGTATTCGATTGCGGTAACACCTATGATTGGTGTTCCAAGTATGATGCAAGTAATATCTGCAAACTCATACGCTTTGCCGTTAATTAACGGAAGTCCATTTTGTGCCATGTTTTATACTGATTTTACAAATCCAACATTAATTTTAATAATTCTTGCAACGCCCAAAGGTACATTCTGCAATGTTAACTCCAATGTGCTTGTTGCAAGTACATCCTGCGCAGGATTGATGATAACTTTATGCGCTGATAACTCGCCATCGGCTTCCATTTGTACCAATGGGTTATTCGCCAATGTTTCAAAGTAACCTATTGTAGCTGCGGTCAACGTGCCATCTGCATTCACTTTCAATGGTGAACTTAAAGCAGGTAGCATATTGGCACGAACTACACGTGTAATCTTTTGATATACGCGGTTATTCTCAATCGTTGCATAGTCGCTTGTTGGTGATACAGTTGTTTTGCTATCGCTCCAATAACTGCCCGTGATGCCTGTTAGCTTGCGCAGGAACACATAAGAGTAATTGTTCAAACTTTCAAATTGACTATCTGCAAGAGCTGTGTAAACTTCACCGTTGCTGAATGCAATCGTGTCTAATTCTGCACCCAAGGCCATGTTAAACTTGCTTACCCATGCGATTGACTCGCTTACAACTGCTAATGAAACAGCACCTAACATTGCACCGATAGCACCAACTGATTTGTTAGTTGCTTTGTAGATGTAATATCCATTGTTTGCGCCATCTTGTGCAATACATACCGATACATTCGGAGCAGTTGAGGTTGATAGGTCAACCAATGATGCCACGCTTGCAGTTGCACTGATTTCGGCATTCAACATGATTTGCAACGGCTTGTAAACGGCTTCGTTTGCGTTTGCGATTGCTTGCAATGCCGATAGTTGAGCAGTGCTAAATGCAACGTTTTTCTCAAACACTGAAATCTGCTTAATTGCGCCTTGTGCGTAATTCTGCATCAATGTTATTGCAGCAAAGGTATATGTAGCTTCCTCTACGTATAAACCAACGTACAACTCACCTTTTGGCTGAATACGGAAGTATTCGCTAATGTGGTAGTAAAGCGTGTCAATCCATGATGCAATACCTAACACAGTTGAACCGCTGCCTGTTGGTTGTGTCCATGTAGTTGTAACACCACCACCTGTTACAGTTGATGCGTAAGGAGTGCCACTGTTTGGAAAAATACCCTCACCGCTTTTGGTTGTGATGAATAAATCAGCACTCGAACTTGTTGCACTAAACCCATGTGTTTGTGTTCCTGCATTGATAGCCACTCTTAACGCTGTTGCTGCGGTTGTGGTGCTTACAGCATCGGCAGTGGTCAATGTATAGGTATCAAGCACGGTTTCAACTCCTAAAATGCCTGTGTAGGTTATCTTAACGGTGTTGCCTGCTGCTGGCGTGCCACCGATAACTACTTTAGCAACTGCTGCCGTTTCGCCCAAATGGTCGCCTGTGATGCCTAAATTCTCGGCATCGGCTACGGAAAAAATCTTTTTTACTCTGTCATTTGCTGTGAACCCTGTTGGTAGTGTTGCACCCGAAGCGTAGTAATGAAGCATCCCGCTGACGTAATCAGTGCCGGGTAATGCTCGGCCTAAACCGCTTGTTGATTTTACGAAATTTATATTTGGTAATGCCATTTATTTATTGGTATTAAAAAAGGCCTACCTACATTATAGCGGGTAGGCCTTTTTAGTTAAACGTTATTATTTATTAAGATACCCAAGTTTGAACAAGAGCGGCAACACCTTTCATGTCGGCTCTTAAAATAGCAGAACCTAACATTACTTCCATGTTGAAGATTGAACCTAAATACTCTGGCTTACCGTTACCGTTTGAGCCACTATCGTACAATGGGTTCATGCTTCCAAGCGCACGTGCAACTGATGTTGAATGGAATGCGATACAAGCCAAGTTATCAGTTGTTGCAGTTGCAGCACCAAATGCTTTTGGAACGGTTGTGCTGTTAGCGTAAACCGATACAACAGGGCGCATCATAATATCAAAGCCATACAATTGAGCAATAGTGCCTGTTTGCAACACATTTCCTTGATTTTGGAAGCCATTGTAAGAAGCACGGATAACATCACTGATTTGGAATAACTCCCAAAACATATCAGTTGACATTAACAACTTTCTGTTACCGCGTGGTACATTGTCCTTATCAAGTTTAGAAGCCAATGCTGCGATGTCGGCAAGTGCCACCTGCTTACGTGTTCCTGTTGCTCCCGGTGCTAAAGCAGTTGCAGCAGCAGAACCCGAAGTGCTTACGATGTTAGCAGCACCCGAAGCGGACCAACTGATAGCAACCTCATCACCAATTCTTTGTGTAAGTGTGCTGATTTGTTGACCTAAAACTGATTGTCTTTTGTCATAGCTGATTTGTAACTCATCAAGGTTTGTAATCAATGTTGGCTCTAAAGCGAATTGATTAAGTGAATAAGTACGGTCGGTATCTGTACGCTCGCTGATGTTTAGCGGGAACGTTGCAGGGTTTTTTAATACTGTGGGGTTCGCTCCAGATTGAGGAACGTGTACAATTCCGAATGCGATATACGCAGAGTGGTCAACTGAATACGGTAAAAAGTCCGCATTTCTGTTCAATGCTTCTTGAACATCTTGTACCCAAATTTCTTTTATTAGTGCCATTTTATTTTATGTGTTTTTTAGTTATTAATCAATTTGAATTTTTGCTCCACATGGTAAAAACACAGTTCCGTCAAACCAAAAAGATTGACACCATGTTTTACCTGCAACACCTGTAACGGTTGGGGCATCAATGCCTGTACCGAATGTAAATGTTTCAGTTGCGGTGGTTTTTACTTTAATGTGCAATTGTGCGCCTGCTTTCAACTCGCTTGAAATGGTCAAGTCAAGTGTGGCATTTCCTGTAAGTGTTGTTAACGAAGATACAACGGTTTCGTTGTTGCTGATGGTTGCGGCTGTTGTGCCTGTTGCAGCAATCGTTAACGTGCCTGCTGCGCCAAATGGGTTGTTAATAGTTGCCATTGTTATTTATTTGATTTTTTAGTTGGTTTAGTTTCGATTTGTTCTTCACCCTCTTTCGGTCTGCTAACTTGCTTGTAAGTTGCACCTGTGGTCTTTGCGTAACTTGCTGCATCACTTAACTTAACAAAGCAGTTGCCATCTTCAAAGCAGAATAGCGTGTTGATGTTTGGGTTTGCATTCCAAATAGCTTCCATGATTAGAATTGTTTATCGGTTGCAGGGTTATAATTCGGTGATAAGTTGCTTGGTAACTTGCTGATTAAAGCACTGAAAGCAACTGCATCGTTTTCTTTCATCTCTAATAGTCCTTTCGGGTCATTCTTTGACCAATCATTGAATGTCCAATTCTCGCGACCTGCAACGGCTGCGGGTGCATTGCCCTTATTGTCAAATATTGGAGTGTATGCAGGTTTCAATTTACCGATAAGGTCTTTAAGTTCTGCATTTGACTTGTTGCTCAACAAGTAAATATCTTTTGTTGCAACATCAATTTTGCCCTCTTTCACAGCGTTTTCAATTAGTT